CAGATGTGTATAAGAGACAGATATAGGATCGCTCCGCCTTCGTGCTCTCTTTGATTCTCCGGGCTATACCCCGACGTCCACCTACCAGGGCACATGGTTGAGGCGAAACCACCAAATTCTGAAATTGTAATGTCTGCAGTTCCGGTATTCTCGATCACCTGCATAATTGGGACGTTAATGCCCAAGTTACTATTTTTCAGTCGAGTACCTCTTCCCTGAATAGTGGGAGCGTTGACGGTCGAATGCTCGTTGCCCTGGAAGAACGCACCCACCTCAGCGCCATCCACCCTCGCCCACCCCGAAACATAATCCCAAACCTCACCAGACTCTATGCCGATCGGTAATGTACGCGACTTAGATGCGGTAAATGACGGTGCTCTGTTAACCCAGTTAAATGAGTTAACCATTGCGGGAACACTGCCCGAACCGATCACCCAGTTACCGGCTTTTTTATACCCGATAGCAAAAAGTGCGAACAAATCCAAGTACCTTTCTGCAACCAGATGGTTTCCAAAATTACCGTGGCGAAGACTAAGCTTTATACCTTCTCCAGGACTCGTATAAATCATGCTTATTAAGTCAAATGCTTCATCGGAATACATCGGACGAATGCCAAGAACTTCGACATCCATCATAAGAATCAATTTTTCGTTCGGACGCAAAACTTGTTCGTCCGTGGGAACTACAATTGACAGCTTTACCTCATCGTTGTCCTGCAGATGACTCCACCCAGCATCGGCCCCCACCGTGCCGTCCGCCCAACCACCTGAGAAGACCGCATCGGGTAAAACAGTGTTAAGGCGATCAGCATTCATAAACCCCGGAAAAGGTGCTATTGAACGCGATTTGCCGGAATCGTACCGCCCGTCTGAAAATACGGTCAGCGGCGACTCAATCGTATCCGAAAGGCTATAAACAACTTTACTGGGTAAGTAGTCGTTAGAGAAAACATTATCGTCGATATTAGCTGATTTTACGTTGTTCAAATCGGCCGCTAACGCTTCACGTGAATCCCGTATGTTCACATCCGTCAACCTATCTTCCGTTAAAAAACCTGGGGTATTGCCTACGTCACCATAAACAGAGTCCGAGTCAGAGTTAGGTTCTTGCCTCGAAGGGTAAACTGGAAGATCAAACGCTAACAAACGGCGAGAAAATACACCCACAAAGTCGCCTTGACTAAACTTACCTTTTTTCCGCTGCAATCGCCGAGCAACTATCTCAATCGTATGCTCTCCGGGCTGCAGTTCAACAACAGCGCCGAGTCTCACGGGCATCACTTCGGGGCCGTAACTAACGGCTCGATCGCTGCGCAACTTTTGGCCTGGGCGTGAGTTAGAACTATCCCCATAACCAGAACTACCGCCGACGGACCTCTGGCCGAATACAACCCCCGACTCGTTGTAGCCAGGAACCAGTGTTTCTAGAATGCTCGGATCAGAATCTTTTTCGTCGTCAGTTTTTTCTGCCGACGGAATACTATCGGTCACACTAAGGCCGTGAGACGACTCTTCAAACGGTAACCGTTTTCCGGTAATTGTTTCCTCAATAATCTTACCGTCGACACGAAGGGCAAACTGAACCAAGCTGGGAAAGAATCCCTTGGATATATGATGCATCCCTTGACGGCTTGGCGCCCGCCGTTCTCCTCTCGTTGTCGGCTCATTTAGTGGGAACGCATAGTGGGCTTCGTTGTTAACCAGGTTTTCGGCGTCGTTACTCGTCCTCCCATCGGGCAAAGACTCCCAATCTCTCGAAGGACCGATCAAGTTTAGCACGGCCCTCTCCGACTCTAACGATTCCTCCATACCCTCCCATGTGTCACCGGAATCGGGAGTCGTAAGGTCTGGGTTACCTTCGTAGCGTCGATCACCTGAGATCCACGGGGGCTTCTCTTCGTAGAAGCCTTGCCAGATATACTGAACGTAAGCTGAAATCCAAACATTAGATTGACCCGTCGTAAACGTTACTCGTTGAGAGTCAGACAAGTCAGCGCTCTTAACCGGTGACCAATCACCACCGTTGCTAACAATCGACGGATACGCATCAGCGTCAGTCGGAGAACCAATAGTGCGGCGAAATGTCACCCCATCAAGCTCAACAAAATTTGGTGGCTCTCTGGAAGTAAAGAAATGCAGCTCCTTTACCATCCTGTATTCGCTTTCAATGCTGCTCGAATGAACATTGAAATACGCCCCTTCGGCAACACAGGGGCCTGTGAGACTTGGGAAAGGTCCGTCACTATGACGATCTGGATGAATGCGAAGCCCAGCTTTTAAAGTTCGGGGGCTAAAATTCGTACGGTCTAAGCGACCCGAAACCAATTCTTTAACGGGCTGGATATCCTCATTAAACTCCTTTGGATCAAGAATATCTCGTGTACGCAGAAACCTACGGGGGAAAATATGGGGCATCGTTATTTATCCTGCCTAAAGGGTACGCGACCCAAAGGTGCGCCCTTAGTTGCGATACTCGTGTCAAAAGCAAAAGCGGCAATACTCAACCTCCCAAGCTCCCACGAAAAATCTGACTCATCACTACCAGACAAGACGATCCGCTTTTCCAATTCCTGCCTCGCCTCGTCCGAGTCTCGAAATAGATAGCGCCAACCAATTTCATCCTTGCTCATGACAGTACGCGTAGTCGGAGCTACTGGAGATGGGCTACCCACAAGTTCAATCTCAAAAGCCCACGAATTAGCATTCTGAATGTCTACTGGAATTTGACGCCAAAAAACGCGGGGGTCTCTAGTTCGAGCTTCACCGATGACGGCATTAGCCGCCACATCAGCGATAATCCCCGAGCCGTCATCGGGACCATGAAGTAACACATCATGCATTACAGCTATAGGTTCCCACGAACCGTTCCGATAAAGCCGTACCGTTGCGTTACCAACCCAAGAATCAAGCATTCCGATATAAAGGCTTCGTACGTTAGTCGGAACTAAACCAAGATTACTAGACCGCAGCCACGCTGAACGGTAACGAATTCTTCGAGGCGGCCCAAAATAGTCGGTTGACTGACGGTCTAAAACAAAAATTCGAGAAAACGAAACTTTACCGTTAAACGGCGCGACGGGCGGCGCTAGCGTATGCGCCACCGATAACTCTACGTTTATCTCTCGGGGGTCGGCCCCTACAGCAACAGTAGTTCGCGTGTGGTCAGCAAGAGAGCACATATCAGCGATAAAGATACCTAAAGTCTGGCGCCGCCAATATAGTCCGTCAAAGCAGAGAATTATGTTGTTGCGCGAGAATCCTGTTCCTGCGGCCGCGCAGCGATACTCTCCGGTATGGGTATCAATAACAGATGCGGCCCGAAACAACTGGCTTGAACTTAACTCTTGAGTAAAAACCTTATCGATAGAAGTACTGATTTTAACGAGCGAGCCATCTAATTTTAACGAGTAGAACCCATCTCGAGCGAGCCAAATGAGACTACCATCACGCAGAGACTGAATCGATTTCGACGCCACACAACCCACACCAGATGAAAGCGGTCGAGGTTGAGAGAAATCATCGCCGATCAAATAGGTCGAGTTTTCGGTGAACGCAACCAAATTGCCGTTATGTGACGCCAACGCCGTGACCGCAGCCCCGTTGCTGTCAGGGTAGATATACTCAAACTTATTGAAAGTTCCAGCGAATCCGGGCTGGGAGCGGCGAACAATCCCCGGTGAACCAGGAACGTTGCCGATTACAAGACGCCCTTGGTGGGCGCAGGCAACACGAAAGACAGGGACCGCAACAGTTTCGGTCCACTCAGGGCCCAGATCGCTGTCGGCGTGGTTATCGTCATAGTAGAACTGTCTCGTGCCCGGAACTCGATCGAGAAATCGGGGCGTCGATTCTTTGTGGCGCGTATCGGCGGATCGGAAAATTCGTGTTGCTACAGCATGTTCGGGCAGTTCCCCCGGAGACGAGACTAAAAACCGTCGGGTGAGGTCATCAATTTCAGTGCCCATAGGCAAGTCTCTTGCAGACTTTGAAACGCCGTCGACGGAAATATTGTGTAGCGGGCCATCATCATCGGAACCAACAACAGTAGAGCCCACGGGGTAAAATGGGTCCGCTTGATTGGTATGTAGGGTTGCCGGGTCGCTCGAAATAGAAAATTCAGACAGATTCCCGTTGATGTCCTCGTATTGGAAATAGTAATACCAAGATCCTTGCAGCAACGAAGCCTTTTGGCCTGCAAGTTCATCCCCAGGCGTACCTATGCGGCCCTTCCAGGTGTACCCCATTGAGTTAGGGTAGTAGTTTGGCGCCTCGTCATAATCAGGTTGCCCCGGAGACGAAACAGACGGCGATCCGGCTCGACGAGAAAATCCCAGGGGGGTCGCGCTACCGTCGTACGTAATTACTTGAGGCTCATCAATTCCGTTGGTGTAAATAATTTGATCTTCGATCACAACATATTGATCGAGATTAGCCGACTCAGGATTAACCGTTAGCCCAGAAAGTAGTACTTCGTCACGGGACGACATGCCTCCGTTCCAAAAATACATACGGGAACCAATTCGGTACAACAAAACATTAACTGAGCCTCGAAGCAACGAGGCCGAAAAAACGCTAAACGGCTCGCCTGTTTTAAACCCCACACGCGGGTCACCGCCTACACTTGAGGTGATGCCAATATCCGTGGTGCTACCCTCAACCGGCTTCTCCGCACCCTCAAAACCAGTAAGCTCAGTAACGAAAATCTGACTTTTAATCCTTAGGATAGACGGGCCGACGACACTCTCTAGTATGCCGTCAGCCCCCACTTCCAGGTTCTCAACCAGCCACCCAAGGGGCAACGGAGAAAAAGTCTGGCGCCCCTCCCCCGGAGGAATAAAGACAGTATTAGTTTCCTGCTCCGTCGGTCCACCCACAGAATCACCTCATCTATAGGGTAATCTCATACTGCTTCTGCTTCCATGCAGAGGACAACTTATCAAAAATATTTTCTGTGCCCTTCAAAGTAGGTTGAGACTTAAGTACGCGAGAGCGCCAAGACATGTACTTCTCATCAGTCCAAGGCGCGGGTATGTCAAATACCATTTCGCGATCAATCTTCTGAGCCTGCTCAGGATCTTCGATAACAGCACCCTTAGTATCGTCTCGAAGAATCGCTGCCGGTGGCGCCCAACCAACTTTCTCTTCGTCGTACACCCAGCCCACAGGCATCCAGTCATGAACCGATCTGTGCTCTACGGAACCACTTACGAACTCGATGCCATTCTTAGTCATCAAGGTTGCCGTCCACATATCGGCTGTGGGATTCGCGCTCACGACACTTACCACCATGGCTTCCTCATATTGACGAATCAAAGTTAGCCGGAACATAACGTCACCGACCGTGACTCGGGGAATGGAGGTTAGCGTGGGATAAAACTTTTGATTCATAAATGCCTCTTAATCTTCTAGTTGAGTTGATCCGAATGTACCGTAACGGTTCCTCGAAGAGTAACCCGAAATTGAGACCGGCTCGACAATTCGTCCCGTATTTGCATACCGATCGCGGAAAACACGGACCAAATCTTGGTATCGGCTCAAGTGAGCCTGCGCACTTATTTGGTCATTCCCATCAACTAAACTAACGTAATACAATGCCAACTCAATCAAAGTCGGGACGGCTTCGGGATGAATCGGCGCAGTGTCCTGATCATCGACAAATTTCTTCGGTAATCGAGTAACTCGAAAATCCATTTCATATCGGTCATCTTGATGAGGGAAAACCTGCCAGGCATAATAACCTGTGCTGTGCTTAAGGGTTCGATGGTAGTCGTAAAGCTCTTTACCAGTCCAAATAATTCGGGCACCCTTCTTCTCCGCCTCACCCAAAGTCGTAAGCGCTGGTGTTATCGGTACTGGAGAGCTTTCAGTTGTCAGTACTGTAGGTAAGTCGAACGTTGGCTCGACCTCACAAAGCAAGTGAAACCGTTGATTCGTCTCGACATCGTTAAAGTCCCCTGTGCCTGTTCCGTCAGCATCTAAATGGGCCACGTAATAACGAATCCGCATCCCCGTACGGCCGTACCGGGTGTTGGTAGAATCCCCAAATCCCAGCATTTCGTCAATATTAGTCGCTGAAATGATCAACGCACCAGGATCTGCCGAGGGAGGCTGCGTAACCATCGTTACTGGTGACGGCGCACTCTCAAATTGGGGGTCATGAATACCTGAATATTTATTCACTCCCGTGGCTGCGGTGCCTTTATGATACGCCCAGGTAAGGCCGTAAGTACTGTCCTGCTCAGTATCACCGCCTGGAGTCACAAGCGGAGACTGCTGCCACTCCTCATCTTTTCGACCCCACACATACGTATAGCAAACCGCCCATGTTCCGCGGCGTAACCCCAATGGATTCACCCACTTGTACTCATCTTCGAGGGGGAGTGACGCGAGACGCACGACGCCATGATAGTGAAGAGGAGTACCTTGGGGATGATCATGCGGTGCGACTGGGGTAAGGGGGGCGGCGATGGTGGACACATCCACCACAGTCGGAGCTTCAGTTGGTGCGGGCATCTGGAAGTGGCGTCCGCGCCAGCACCGATAAGGTCGGCCCTTCGAGTTACCTTGAAAGTCTCTCATGTCTTGACGGCCCGCGCCGCCAGTGTCGATCTTCCACACTTGTTGCCGAGACCCGTCAAAAATACGTGCCGGCTCCAATAGCTCCATCACGTCATCAGAAACGAAGAATTCAGGCTGGTGAATTCGAAACTGCAGCGCGCCAACACCTTGATTATCGGCTGTAATAAGCTCGTTATAGGGGCGATCTAAAGTAACCAAATACGCCGAATACCATGTATTGACATCGTTAGCGTCGGGCCTGATCTCTTTCTTAAACCATTCAAGACACTGCCGGCGATGAAGTCGACCGCTCGAGTCAGTGATCTCGATATGCATAATGCCGTCCCACTCACCAGTAATTGTGGGTCGCCAAGTTGTTTCGCTGCCTGAGGCGGCAATAGCCGTCCCCGTCGAGTCGACAAATTCTAGCAAGCGCTTGTCGTTATCCGCGCTTACAACTCGAGCCTTGACCGTGGTGTCGCTACTGACAACATCAGGTTTCAGTACGACGTGCTCTTCATCGGGAATCAATGCCTGAGGGACATCGTTCGCCATACGGTCGAGTGCAACATTAAGCGATTGAAGTATCCGAGTATTTTGCGTCTCCCCGGATGAGTCCCAGGAGCGCATGGCATAAAGTTGCTTGCGGAGCATAGCAAGAGAAACGTTCACAGAGCCTCCAAAAGACGAAGGGGGCGGAGCCCGAAAGCCACGCCCCCTAAGTGTATCACGTAGTCAGATGCTATGAGATATCAACGTAGCACTGAGCGAAGTCGACCAACGTCGTACCAGCAGCCTCAAGCGTGACGCCGATAACAGACAAGTCTGTACCAGCAGCCGTCGCGACCTCACCTGCGGCCCCAGAAGAACCATCGGTGTTGATCAGCGCGTTAACAGCAACTACCTTAGTCCCGCTCGTGTCCGTACGGACAACAGCACAACCCTTGGTGATAACCCAACCATACGAACCAACCGCAATAACGTTATCCGCTACTCCGAGAAGCGCAGGCTTTGTCTTTGCATCAGCCGCACAGGGTTGACCAGTGAACGGTGTACCCGAATCTCGGATAACAACGTCACCAACCTTAATCTCCGCAGTAGCGCACTTAATGTACATCCACTCCCGATCACCTTCAAGGAGCGCAAAGTTCTTAGTGCGGTCAACACCAGAATTTCCCCTACCCACCTCGTCACCGGTCAGAATGGTTCCCGCAGCGGTAGCTTGAGTCAGCCCGGAAGCCACCTCATCTGCCAACTGCACCCGTCGAGTGCCTAAAGCATAGTCTTCGGTTGTAGTAGTGGTTGAGAAACCTGATTGCGAATAAACGCCATCAGCTACATCACCACCAGTATTAAAAGTATTTCCAGCCATGATGTACCTCCTATACCGCGCCGCCAGACACACATCCCTGCGCCACTAGCTTGGTGCAGATCAGGTTGCCTTGCATTGCAAAGATTGCAGTCACCACGTCTTGATCGCCAACCCGTTCCTTGAACTCCGATACATTCGGGGCTTCAAGCATTGGGAACTCGATAAAGTCCGTGTTGAGCATGTAAGTAACACCATCAGCAGGAGCAGTTCCGGCAGTAAAGTCTGCGCGATCCAAGTCGATAGACGAGGTAACAGAGGCAAGACCAAGGTTAAGACCCAGGGTGTTGCTCTTGTCAATCTTGTCATCTACAAGGGTCACACGAACGTTATCGCGTCGTGCATCCTCAAAGTTGGTGTAGGTGTCGTCGTCCATGAAAACCATGTCGGGACCCTTACCAATTCCACCAGCGTAGTGCGCACACTGACGATAAGTCTTACGCAGTTGCGAAATACCGTTAGCCGTGAACGCGGTAATATCGTTGAACTGGTTGAAGTGGAAGTAGCTGCTACTCTTCTTGACATTTTGAACAACATCAGTCTGACCGGCTGGTGTGAGGAAGTCCAGAAGACCGTTAGTCACACCGGTTCCGATACCCGCAATAGACTGACCGTTAAGGGTCAACAATCCCTGAAGCTCAGACGTATTGAAAGCAAGACCACGACTCACACCAGTGAGAAGATACTTGTTCAAGTCAGCCTTTGCAGCTTCCATGGAAGTCTGAGGGTACTCTTCGATCAAACGAATGATTGCCAACTTACCGGAGTTCTGAGCAAGCTCGCGCTTGGGAATGTTGATTGCCATAACCATACGGTGCGGCTCAACCTCAAACTTTCGGATTTGTTGACGACGGGTCATGTTCAGTAGCTCATCACCGACGTAGACACCAACACCGCGAGCAGGAGCGCCACCGGAAAAGGAACGTTCAATCTTTGTTCCGCCTTCCATAGGCATACGTGCTTTCGAGTTAAGTGCTTCGAACAGTTCATTGCTACGAACAAACGAATTCACCAGGGGTCCACGGAGATCCGCAAACGTGGTGTTCAACAGTTCAGTACTGATGGACATTTTGTTCTCACATTAAATAATTGAAGAAATTAAACGATTTCCGCCTGCCTGGTGCGTTTAGCCGGACTCAATTAAGCTACCCGACCGCGAATTAGGTGCGTGATTTAGGTTTACAGTATTACACATAAAAGTGCAACCACTTTCGCCCGAAAAGTTTTTACGTGATAAGTTACCGTATGGCTAATGCTAAGAAAAAAGAACCCGCGCAAAATAGCGGTGCTGAGTTTGCCGAAGCTCCAGGACTGCATCAAGGTAAAATTAGAGCTTTGTTTGCAACGCCCGATGCATTTGTCTCAATGTGTCAAATTGTCCGAGAAGATGAGTCTACGGGCTACATGGAGCCTACGCATACGCAAAAGAAACTGCTGAAAGCCTACGATGAAAATAACTGGCTTATGGTAAACAAGTTTCGACAAGCTAAAATCACCACCGTGTCCGTCATGTTGTTGCTTCGGGATTGCATGTACCTCAGCGGCGTCAAGGGTCTGCTTATTGCAGAACGTCAAGACACGGCAGAAGACATCTTTGAGCGCATACTCTTTGCGTACAACAGGCTCCCCGACGACGTCCGAATGCCGCTGACGCCAGGAAAGAAGGCTGGCGCAACGCAGATGCAGTTCATACACGGTGGCGGCATCAAAGTCCTTACGGCTGGGGGACGATCACCTGCGATCGGGCGCTCAATCGATCGCCTGGTCATCACTGAGTTCGGTGAGGCGCAGTGGCAACGTAAAGCAGCTATCAACATCTTCCCAACCGTAAACAAACGACCCAACGCCAAGGTGATCCTGGAGTCAACGCCAGGGCGAGCAGGCTCTCACCACGAGCAAATGTGGCGGTCAGCCTTGGAGGGTACCAGTAGGTTTGCGCCACTATTTCTCGAGTGGTGGGAAGACGATAGCTGTCGGGAGATGGTCGAGGACTTTGAGCCGACGCTGACAGAATTGGAGTACATGAAGCGTCACGCGGGCATGAGTAAGTACAACCTTGCGTTCCGTAGGCGGGGCCTGAACACAGAGTTTGTCGGCGATACCAGGCTGTTCTCGTGCAAGTACCCCTCCGATTCATACGATGGGTGGCTGGGCACGACAAACCCAGTAATGCCGGCAGAAGTGTTGAAGCCGTGGTTGGCAAAAGCAAAGGCCGACCCAGAACTCTCTCACTGGGGATGCCACGAATTCGAAGGGCCAATGCCGGGTAGGCAGTATTTGATTACCGCCGACCCCGCTGGATTCGGTAGTACCGGTGATAAGTCTGCGCTTACCGTATGGGACGCTGTTGACTGGAGAGAGGTTGCCTTCTGGGAAGACCGAGAGGCACCTGATAGATTCGCACAAAGACTTAAAACAATTCAACTACGCTACAATCAAGCGTTGCTGGCCGTTGAGTCTAACGCAACCGCCTGTATCGCTATATTGAAAGACCAAGGTACTCGAAACCTTCTGTGGACAGACCGGAATCACCCAGGCTGGTACGCAACACAGAAAAGAGTTCAGGAGTCTGAGGCTCGATTAGTGCAAATGCTCCGACAGGAAGACATCATAATCCAGAGCAGAGGCACACTACACCAGTTGTTAAACTATGACGGGTCTAAAAAGAAGCGTGTTCGAGGCGAAGACGGCATACTCCATCACTTTGATAGAGCCCGAACGGCTGTTATGGCAGCAGATATCTTATCAAAAAGAACGTTTCATACGCCCGCACAAGAACCAGATTCCACATATACTGCGGGACAAGTTACAGTTAGGCAGCTTGACGACATTAAGCGTCACAAAAAACAAACAGCCAAATCACCTTTTAAACCCGCATCACTTAGTTGGAGTTAATCATGCCCCTAAACAACCCAAAAACAATCGCTGCGGCTATCGAGAAGACTACTCCGGCTGCTCCGAAGACTACTCCGGCTGCTCCGAAGACTACTCCGGTGGCTCAACCGGGCACTTTTCAGCCAAACACAGAAGCGCCCCCAACGAGTGACCCCGTAGCGGCGGCTAAGCCTGGGGCGAACGCTCATGATGCAAGCGTTACAGATACAGTCCAGAGCCTTACCGGGCTACCCTTAACGGGGGAGGCGCTGGCTAAGTTTCAAGTGCTTTGGAAAAATAATCCAATGCTCCAAGGAATGTATAACGAAGATGCTTCGATTAAAGAAGATTTTCAATCACTCATACGAGAATAATCAGATGACTGACTGTAAGCGGGCCCCAAAAGCTCTCGACGTAAT